AAGGAGACGAAGGGTTCCAATACCTACTTCGTGACCGAGGTCAAAGCCGTTGAGGAGGCGAAGGAGTCGGAGAAGGTTGAGGCTTACGACCTCTACCGGTCTTTGGCTCCGAAGTCTAAGCAGTTCAACGCCCCCGACATCGCGGGCGAGAACATCGAAGAGGTGCCGTTCTAAATGAACCTCTCTGATCGGACCACCGGGGCTCCCCTTCTCATGGGGATGTGGGTCGAAGTGTCCGACTACCTGGGGCAAACCGTGAGCCCCTCCAAATTTAACTTCACACCAAAAGCGAGGTAACTATGACCCTGAGAGAGATGATGTATCACGGCGCGGTCCTCAAGCCTAACTATACGGTGACGCTTGAGAAGAAGGGGCGGGCTCACTACTACAAGGTGACAGGAAAGTACGAGGACGGGGGAGAGTTTGAAAAGCTCCTCCCAGGCGTGACAGGAACCCTGCACATCATCGGCGGCGAGAAGATGGACAAGCTCATCGGGTGGTCTAAGAAGCACACCCTCAAGCGGGTCCAGGAAGAACTCATGAAGATCGGCGGGCCGGTCCTCATGGAGCCGCACATCATCGAGGACATCATCTCAAAGGCGCGCAAGGAGTCCGGGACGATCCTGGACGCCGCCGCTGACTACGGGACCCGCCTGCACGATCATTGCGACCGAGTTATCAACGGTCTTCCTACCGAACCGGAAGACGACCTCAAGAACTCTGTGCTTGCCTTCCAGGACTGGTTCCGGGAGTCAGGGCTTGAGATGGTGATGGGTGATACGGCGGTTGCCTCTCTCAAGCATGGCTACGGCGGGAAGTTTGACGCTGTGGCAGTGAACAAAGCGGGGGAGTATGTCTTGATTGATTTTAAGACCTCCTCCGGTTGCCGGGAGGAATACGCCCTCCAGGTTGCGGCCTATGCGGAGGCTTTCTTTGAGACTTACTGGCAGACCATCCGCCACGCGATCATTGTCCGCTTCGACAAGGAGACGCCGACCTATGAGATCAAGGTGGTTAAGGACATCCCGAAGGCGTTTGAGGGCTTCCTGGCGGCTCAGAGGCTCAAGTCCATCGTGACGGGTGAGCTTTACCAGTGAAGATCAAGTTCCTGGCCTCGGATGTGAGGCCCAGCGCGACGGCTGACGGGGCGTGGAAAGTCACCTTTGAAATCGGTGAAGACGACTCCCAGGCCGTCGCGCTGCTTGCCCTCCTCAGAAAGAAGCTCCTCCGGGTTGAGGTCCAGGAGTATGCGGAGTGCGCCCACGAGAACATTAACGGTCCCCAGGCGAAGTGCATTGACTGTGGGGCTGATATCCCGGTGGTTCAGGGATGATTTTGAGCATGGCGGTATGCCCGTCGCATGGAACTGCGGAGTGCGGGTCGCGCCCGCCGCGAACCAGTAACGCCTGGGCCATGCTCTCCGTTTTGCGGCAAGCCCATAAAGCCGAGCCGCTAGTCCTGACCCTGGATCCCGTCTTCACCGGGGATCGGGACATCCTGGGCGTCCGTGCGGCGTCCACCCGCGCTAGCTATCCACTAGCCGCCCAGGACTTATTTTTTTGTCCGGTGAGTTCACAAATCCGCAACGAAACTGTAACGGGAGCGTAATGCGAAAGCCGACGAGAAAGGGGCTTGTGAGGACGCTGGATAAGGTTTGCGCGGATTACATCAAAGCCAAGTTGTCGAAGGAAAACCCGATGTGCCGGATTTGCTGGTCGAGGCCGATTGAGCATTGCTTCCACTGGGTCACTCGGGCGAACTACGCGACGAGGTGGGACGAGGAAAATCTGACGGCTTCTTGCGCCGGATGCAACCTCTACTACGAACACAACCCCCACCCGGCTCTGGAGAAGTTCATTCAGCAGAACGGGCTGGCGCACTACGAGAAGATCGTAGCCCGCTCCAAGAAAATCGCCAAGTTCTCAAATACGGATTTACAGCAGATGGTGGCCGACTTCAGGAAGAAAATGGAGGCGATCTAGTGGCGTCTGATAGAAGCCCTTACCGAGAAGTGGGGTTGTCCGCCTTCGGGTCGGTGAAGAAGCGCAAGGTGAACCTCTACCCGGGGATGTGCGAGGCCCGCAAGAGGCAGTTGGGCTACGGACATCTCTTTGAGGCTAAGACGGTGTGGGGAGCGACAGAGGTTTACTCGTCTACTCTCAAGTGTATCCACTGCAAACTCCCCAAGTTCGCCGTTGAGTTTCAGAAGTGCAGGGGGAAGGTTGCCCAGTAACCCTTGCTCATGCTGCGGAAAGACCATCAGCGTCAACGACGGGGTTGTGACTCGTAACTGCGGCTGTCATCTCGTCATGGAGTCGTGCGCGGTTTGCTCAAAGCCGGTCTGTCATTGCAGGTGTCGTAGGCGTTAATCGTTCATACGCGCCCGGATCGTCGCGTTAATAGCACCGGACTGGCCTAGCAGAGCCTTCGAGAAATTCTGGCTTTAAAGAGGGGACCAACGGACGCGAGTCAGCAACCTGTCCGCCCCACGGCTAACCACCGTGACCCTCCAGCGTGACTAAAGAGTTTGGCTTTCTGGCTAGTGTTAGCCGGAAAAGAGTTTGGCTTTGGGGGAGGGCGAGAAATGGCGGGATTGAGTAAGGGTTGGTGGAAGCAAAGGGACTCAGAATACAGGACTGCGTTTAGAAGCCATGTGGAGCAGGGGTTGAGCCCGTTCAAGAACCCGGCCTCGCTCCTGTTCCGGCAAGGGAAGGCGAACAAGAAGCAGTTTAAGAAGCGGTTTAAAAACCTGAGACAAGAACTTGTGGAGAACGAGACGAAGTGGGAGAAGGCCGTCGGCTACATCCTGACCGGGGCTGGGATTAACTTTATACGCCAAAAGGAGTTCCCGTTCCCGACCCGCCCGAGAAGCCGAATCGTTGATTTTCTTTTGCCGGACATCTTCCTGGCGATAGAGATTGACGGGGCGCAGCACTACACCCCCGCTGGCAGGGCCAAGGATGCCCGCAGAGAGGCGCAATTCAAGGATGAGTACCCGCAGATCAAATTCCTCCGCTACAGCAATTACGAAGTGGATGCAGAGGGCTTTGCGGAGAGGCTCCAGAAGGACATTAGAGAGGTGCGCTGTGCTTTTGAGGCCCAATGAGCGAGCGTCAGGACAAAATTCGGCGAGTGGTGGCGGCATACAAGCTAGTTCTGGGGATGCAGAAGGACACCGAAAGGTGGAAGCAGTGGGACAAGTTTCAGTTTGGCAGAGCTGCGAAGGCTGCGGTGTCAGTTCTAGCGGCTTTCGAGGACGATGTGGAAAAGGCTGTGGCGTGGACGATCTTCAAGGGGAACGAATGGAAAGAGGCGAATCTGAGCTTTACGCTGGAAACGATAGCGAGGCACGGCTGGGACTCTGGGGGCGTCTTTAATGGACTCCAAACTGAGCCGGTGGGCGATAGTCTGCTTCCTGGACCAGCCCAGTCTGAACTACCTCCACCGCCAGGAAAAGAAGGCAGGCAAAGACTGGACCTCGGTCTTAATGAGACTCAAACCAGGGTTCGTTTCCCAGTTTCAGCTAAGTCCCTACTGGCCGGATTCCATGCCCGAAATGGAGAAGGAACTGAGACTCCAGGAGTTCAACCGCGAGATATTCCCGATCTGGGGGAAGATGTGGAGTGAGTGGGAGAAAACCTGGGAACAGTCAGACTGCGAACTGGAGATTGATGTGATGCACCGATGCGATTTGGCGATCTTCAACGGCTGCTGCAAGGTAAACCGCATCTACCTAGGAGATCCGGCCACGGTGAAGCGGAACGCCGCAAAGGCGCAGTCTTACGGCAAGCAATACCAGCAGGCGATGGAGGGATAGTGATAGATGCTCTTTTCGTGAAGCTAGACGACCAAGTCATGAGCCTTAGACGGGCGCAGGTCAATCAGCAGAAATACGGACAGGATGTGTTCTGCGAGATCCTGCGGGGGCTCAAGCACACCCTGTCTGAGATTGAGCAGATCAAGTGCGGCGGGCAGTTGTCTAGCCTGCCTAGCGAGGATGCGACCTAATGGAGTTCACAATCCGCTGCATGATCGCCGCAAGAAAGAGAGTGGGGTAGGGTAAGTGTGGTCTATCTTACGGGGTCAGGCGTCTATCCAGGGACATTGCCTGTGCTTACGGGGCATCCGATGATTGGAGCCCTATCAACGCCAGTCAGCCTTCGCCTGGGATATGTCTAGCAGTTCCAAGCGTGGGCAGCGGATAACGGGTGCTTTACGAAGCCGGAACGGTTTTCCATGCCCTGGTATCTCTCATGGCTGGCGCACATGGCAGGGATCGCGGGGAGGTGCCTGTTCGCCACGGCTCCCGATGTTGTGGGGGATGCCGCCGCAACTTGGGCGCGGTCAGAGCCGACCTTTGACGCCATCCGGGCCGCAGGCTACAAGGTGGCTTTGGTGGCGCAGAACGGGATAGAGGACATGGAGATAGACTGGCCCCGCTTCGATGCGGTCTTTATTGGCGGGGATACGGATTGGAAACTTTCCGGCCATGCCGCCGATGTTTGCCGGGAAGCCAAGAAGCTCGGCAAGTGGGTCCATATGGGGCGTGTCAATAGCTTGCGGCGGCTCGAAATCGCGGCCCAGTTTGGATGCGATTCGGTGGACGGAAACTACCTGGGCTTTGGACCCGACACGAATATCCCCAAGTTGTTGCGCTGGCTTGAAACGCTAAAGCGGGAACCTGTTTTGAACTTTGGAGGTCATCATGGATAGGCCGGGATGGAGAGAGTTGGAAAAAGCGTTTGCCTTTGCCGACAGGGAACCAGAGGGCAGTTTCGCAAAGTCACTAGCGAGGGAATTGCGGCACTACATGGCGAAATTCGGGACATTACCACTCCTTCTCCTGGCTCTGGCGGGGTGCTTTGTACTGGCTGGATGCACAAATGACGATGCCAGCCGGCGGGCATTGGACAACATGGGCTTTACTCAAATCGAAACGGGCGGGTACGCCATGTTTTCGTGCGACGAGAAAGACCGCTACAAGACGAAGTTTACCGCAACCAACTCCAACGGGAAGCGCGTTTCCGGCGCGGTGTGTTGCGGAATCTTCAAGAACTGCACAGTGAGGTTTGAATGGCCATGACCGTCAGCGGGGAGAGGGGGGAATACAAGTGTCCTCATTGCGGGCCCATCGCTCCGAGTCCGATTCCAGAAAGCGAGTTAAAGGATTGCAAGGAACGCATTGCGAAGCTGGATGCCGCCGCTAAAGGCTCCGTTCTGGCGCGGGGGAGGGTATAAATGAAGGTCCGTCTTACCCAACTGGACGGGGCGCTTCCGAACCTTGCGCTTATGAAACTCTCTCATTGGCACAAAGCGCAGGGTGACGAGGTTTTCTTTACACGCCATTCGTCGCGACAGCTATTCGACGAAGCCCCGGTTTATGATCGGGTCTACGGGTCTAGCATCTTCGGATTCTCAGAGCCAATCCGTAAGACTTTCCTTGCGGAGTTCCCCGGCGCGATTGTAGGCGGGACGGGCTTCGATTTCAAGACGACGGTAGAGGACATTATCGGAGGCGAGTACGAGCATTACGACTACTCCATCCGGCCTGATTACGCGCACAGCCTTGGATTCACTCAGCGGGGATGCCGCCTAAAATGCGGGTTCTGCGTCGTCCCGAAGAAAGAGGGAGCGCCTAAGTCCGTCAACACGATAGCCGAGATTTGGCGCGGGGAAGGCCACCCAAAGAACATCTGCCTGCTAGACAACGACTTCTTCGGCCAGCCCAGAGACCAGTGGCGGGCTAGGATCGCGGAGCTAAACGACGGCGGGTTCAAGGTCTGTTTCAACCAGGGATTGAATGTTCGGCTACTGGACGAAGAAGCCTGCGAGGCATTGGCGACGGTACGCTACTACGATGATAAATTCGCCAGCCGCCGACTCTATACCGCATGGGACAATCTCAAGGACGAGGGAATATTCTTCCGTGGCGTCGAAATGCTAAACCGCGCCGGAATCCCGTCCCGTCACTTGATGGTCTATATGCTGATCGGTTGGGACCCGTCCGAAACATGGGAGAGAATCTTCTACCGCTACGAGCGCATGGTGGCTGTCGGAATGAAGCCTTACCCGATGGTATTTGGTGACAGAACGCGAGCCATCCCGACCGGGAACCATCCGACGCCGCCGACAAAGACTCTAGGAAACTTCGCAGGATGGGTGATCGGACGCCTAGCGGAAACTTCCGAGAAGCGCGGTGGACGCCCTCTTGTCGAGTGGGCCGATTTCAGAAGTGGAAAGCGAAAGACAGCGCCCGAGTTGGCGCAGGGGAAACTATTTTGAACACATCCTTTCTTGACTCTCACCCCTCCCCCACCAAGCCGGCGGGGGGAGTGTGATGGAACTCAACCGCATCTACCAGGGAGATTGTGTTGAGTTCATGAGATCGCTTCCTGACAAATCAGTGGACCTTACGCTAACAGATTTTCCGTATGGGATCGGGGAGTCATACGCCTCCTTTGATGACTCCAGGGCAAATCTAAAGGCTCTGATTGATCGGGCGATGCCGGAAATACTGAGAATCTCAAAGCGGGCCCTTGTGGCGTGTGGGGTTGGGAATATGTGGTTATACCCTGAACCAACCTGGGTTCTGAATTGGACGACCCCCGCTGGCTCTGGATGCTCTCCGTGGGGGTTCTGCTGCTGGCAGCCAATCCTGGCTTACGGGAAGGACCCATACCTGTCCAATGGAGAGGGGCGGCGTCCAGACTCCTTCGTCCATACTGAGAGTTCTGAGAAAAACGATCACCCGTGCCCGAAGCCTCTCCAAATCTGGAAGAAGTTTCTACTTCGCGGCAGCAACATGGAGCCTGACATTATTTTTGACCCGTTCAGGGGGTCTGGGACGACAGCTATAGCCAGCGAGGAGCATAAGCGCAGATGGTTTGGGTGCGAACTTGAGCCGAAATATGTTGAGCTTGCGAACAGGCGAATCAACGCCTATAGAGCGCAGGGGCAGCTTTTTTGACCGCCGATAAATTCGCTGAGTGCGCCAACTGCGGCCACTTCCCATCACGCCATGATGGTGAGCGCGGCGTCCCTTGTGACGCCTGGCACCCGAATGGGCCATGCCCTTGTCCTGGGTGGAAGGACCATAAGAAAGTGGTAGCTGCTGTCCCTTGGGGATCGTCTAGGAAGGACCTACAGGGATGACCCCCTCACCCCCTGCGGGACTTGGGAGGGGATTTCCGTTTACGGGCAGGCCGTTGCCGTGGGTCAATGGCGTCTTTGGCGTAGTGCTTGCGGTAGAACTCGCGGGATCCGTAGCGGTTGGCGCAAACCCGGACGCCGTCAACGGGCGGGCAGAAACGCTGATACCAACGCTTCTCATTGAAAGGCTTCCCGCAGGTCAGGCAATGCTTCACCTAGATACTATAACCCAGGAATCCGCTTGCGTCAATGATGTCATTAGGCCTTGACGCTGGAATGGCATACTGATATAATTAGGCCATGAACGAAACGAAAGAGAATCGCAAGGTCCACACGCTCTCCGAGAACGGGGAGCAGTTCTATTCCATCGTTGACCACAACGGAAATTTCGTAGCCAAGACCTACTCCATGCCCGAGGCGGTTAGAATCGCGGCGATTCCTGAAACCATCCAGGCCGTGAGCGATTTGCGCCATGTGCTAAACGAGAACCTGGAAAGCGCCTCCGCTAATCTCTACGCCTTCGGAGTGGTGAGGAAGGCTTTGAATGATCGCGTTCCTGGCCCGGACTGGGACAACATCATCCAGGCGATTCAGGACGAATACAACCGCGCACAGGAAGTTCTGGCGCTAACCAAGGCGCAGGGAGCCTAGCGCCATGAGAGAGAGTGACTTGCCGCCTGGATGTTCGGTGTCGGACATTCCGGGCAACGGGCCGGACGACTTCGACGCCGAGGATTGCCCCTTTTGTGGGATGGATTGCCCGGATCACCACGACGACGGGAACGATATGCACTGGATTGAGTGCCGGGGATGTGAGGCAATGGGTCCGGCGAAAGACACGCTGGATATAGCGTTGGCGGCGTGGAACCTCCGCGCCTCTCTATCCGCCGCCCTCTCCCGCGAGAAAGCGGCGAATGAGGCGTTGGTCAAGGCTGACGAAGCTATTGGAGCCTGGCTTCACCAGTACGCTGGAGAGTTCTGCGACGAGAAGCGAGTCAAAGAACACGCCGCGAGAATCAAAGCCGCTGGCGGGACACTGGCCTACATAAGCGATGTTCACGGCCAAGTTAGAGCCGCCCTGTCTCCCATCCAGCCGCCCACCCCGGAGGAAAAGAAATGAGCGAAGCCACGATAGAAGCCATGCTCTCAATCGTCATCTGGGCAGGGTCAACGCTGTACATGGGGATGTGCATTTATGATTGGAGATAAGCCATGACCGACCTAGAATCCGAGAACGCGCAACTGCGGGAGAGGCTGGCCCAGCTACAGCATAAGTGGGATACACGCAAGCGCCATGCCGGGGAAGTTCATGCTCTTTTCCATGAGGCGACAAAGGACAGCCAGTGGCAAATCGCCATGCACGGTCCCGATGAGGTTGACCCTCCTGCGCTCATGCGTCGGGTAATCGGTGCGTGGGAAGCATCAAAAGCCGCCCTCGCCGCCCTAGACCGTGAGGCCAAGCCGTGAAGGAGAACATGGAAAAGAAAGACGAGTTTGAAGATGATGCCGTAAAGATTTGGAAGCGCATCCACGAAGAACGCGCCATGACTTCCGATGTGGCCATGATTAAAGCCGCCCTGCGCCAAGCCCATGCGCGGGGACAGAAAGAAACTTTTGAATGGTGCGCCTCTGCTGTCCGGGCAAATACACGATACAAGGACGGCGGATACCTCGGACGCCTGTTCACTTTGAAAGCCGCCGCCATCACGGAGGGGAAGTAGATGACTTACGGAATGCCTCTAAAGGTTGAGTTTGATGTGGCGAACACCAAGGACATAGAGATTCAAACGCTAGACCTTCTTTGTCAGGTCATGCGGCGATTCTCGCACGATAGGCCGATGCACCCTGACGATGAAAAGCGCGTGGCCGCTTGGTTCGCTTCAAGGTACTCCCGATGACCCCGCCCAGAACTGCGCGGGAGGTGATCGCGAATACCACCGAGTCTGACACTTGGGACAGGACATGGCTTCTTGGAGATTTCATGGCGGGCAGAGTGCTTGCCGCGCTCAAAGCGGCCGGCTACGAGGTCAGGAGGAAGAATGGAATACGATAAGATCGGGTCTAGAATCATCCTGGGCCAATGGATTAGAGAGTGCCGGGAACTGGCGGTAGGTCGGGCCTGTAACGGCACTTACATAAACGATGGCGATGTGATTGGACTGCTAACCGGGATTCTGAACCGTAAAGCTCATGAAGAAGTGGATACGCAGTACAGGAGCCAGAAATGAAGAAGCCCAAGCGCGTGGTGTTGGGGGTGGGGGAGTGAATATCCCTGACCGCTACTGTTCAAGGCACGGAGTTAAGATGACGCCAGGAGAGCCGCGAATCACATACGACAAAAAAAGCGGCAAGC